TGGATCTCGCCTTCCTTCACGACCGAGCCAGGGTCGTAGATCCTCACGACGGAGTAGAGCGCAGCGAGCTGCGCCTGTCTATTACCACCATACGAGAGATCGATGTTGCTGAGCAGCCCCTGCCAACCCTCCTTCACGAGCTCGAATCTCTGCGAGGCATCCAGGAATTCCTTTCTCCGCGCGCGGATCTCGCTCGGCTCGAGCGGAGGCTTCATCGCACGCTCTCCCTGCTCTGACGCGAATCGGAGTCGCTCGAGCTCGTATCTCCCACGCTCGAGAGAGAGTCGCTCCGCATCCTCGGCCGTCGGCGCGAGGCCCTTCGCCTGCCGCATCGCATGCTCGAACTCCGGCGTGCCGCGACGATAGCCCGCTGCCTCGAGCTCGCGGACGACCTGCAGGTCCTCGCCGCGCGTCTCGCGGAATGCACGGTGATACTCGATCGCCTCCTTCGGCGAGATCCCGTACTCCATGAGCCGACCCACTCCGAGGGCCGCCTGCTCCGACTCTGAGAGCTCGCTGAATTGCGGATTCAGATAGAGCTCGCCGAGCACCTGACGGATCGCTCCTGACTGGCGACGCTCGATCGCGTCGCTCCGCATCTGCTCGTAGGCAGAGTCGATGCCGCCGAAGAACACCGAGGTCTGGACGAGAGCGCGCGGATCGCTCGCGAGCTGCTCTGCGATCGCCTCGGCCTCCGGTGTGCCGAGGGCGCGGAACTGCTCGGCAGCAGCACCCGACATCTCCGATAGCTCGCGCCACTCCGCGAGCGCCTCCATGCCGCCAGCGACCGCCGCCATCGGGACGTCTCCGCTCCCGATCGCGAGATCCCGCACGACCGCTGCGGGCGACTCTCCGATACCACCGACGTAGCCGAACCCTCGCTGCCCGCCTCGCTGCCCGCGCGCAGCGCCGATACCGAACCCACCGAGTAGCGTGCCGCGTGCGCCGTCCATCATAGATACCCCGCGATGCCACCGCCGAGTGCGCCGATCCCGAGCCCGATCGGCCCAAACGGAGCCCCGAGCATCGCGCCGGAGAGCGCTCCACCGAGCACGCCTCGCCATCCACCACCAGAGCTAGGAGACGGGCCGACCTCGAAGGGCCCGATCGATGCAAGTCGATTGATCGAGTCCATCAAGGCCTGCGCCTGCTGAGCCTGCCACGCGCCCATCGCGTTCGCCCACCGCGCCATGTTGTTCTGCGCCGTGATCCCGCGTCGCTCCGCACCCATCGCAGCCTTGACCTGCATCGGGAGGAGCTGATTCCCGATCGCGAGCGACACTCCGAGCGGTCTCCTCGCTGCCGCGGCCTCGGTGCTCTGGAATCGTCGCGTCTCGTCCTCGGAGAGCAGCCCCGCACGGATGCCGGCGAGATTCGTCCCGAAGTCCTCGGCCGATCGCGTGAGCGCGGCCTGAAAGCCTCCGCCTCGATTCGCGTTCCTCGCCGCGAAGTACGTCGCGATCGTCGGCACGATCGACTCGCGGTACTGGCGCATCGCCGGAGCGACGACGGCTTCATTGTAGTAGCGCTCGCGCACGCGCGGGTCCGGCGCGAAGGCGGGAGTGCCGGCGCGGATCTCCTCGACGACGGCGAGCGTCTGCGGATCGACGGCAAAGCGCTCGGCCATGCCGAAGGCTTCCGTCTGGAGCGGGTCTTCCTTTGTCTTCTTGAGCCTCGGCGGCGGAGGGAGAGGCATCGTCTAGTACCTCGCTCCCGGGAACGGGATGTTCGTCTGCCCTGCGAGCTGCGTCAGCGTGCTCGCGAGACCGTAGGCCAGGGGCGTCCACTGCGACATCGTATCCGTGTATGCCTGCTGTCCTGCGACGCGCCCCTCCGCTCGCCTGAGCTCGCCGATCCGAGCGAGATCGCGCGAGCGCAGGCCCATGGAACGCGGATAGACGGCTCCAGTGAGGCCGAGCGTCTGGCCCGCAGCCGCGGAGAACGGATCGCGCGCAGCACCGTATTGCCCGAGGATCTGCCGCTGTTGATATGCTGCGAGTCCGGAGAGCACGGCTTTCTCCGCGAACGCGCGAAACTGCGGGCTCCTGAGCATGGCTCCGAGGCGAGACTGGATATGGCCGAGAATGCCCGTCGAAGACGCCGTCGAGTAGCCCGCGGTCGGGCCGCCGTAGCTCGCGAGCGCGTCGCCGGAGAATCCGAATAGATCCCCACTGGCGGGTGCGGATACACCGAATCCACTCGACGCATTCCCAAATGCATCCATCCATCCGGACGTCATGGGGCCCGGATCCATCGTGAGCGCGCCACTGAACCACCCACCCGTGTCCCACATACTCACTCCATCCTACCGCACGTCATCGCTCCATCACCGTGTAGATGCCCTGCGGATTCGACGCGGAGGCGGAACCCACGCTGATGAGCCATATACATGTGTCGTTCCACAACCTCACGCCCGGAGGCGCGAGCGAGTGGATGTTCGCCATGATCCCCCCCACGCTCGCCGTCGGATTAGGGATCGCTGCGAGAGGTCGGAAGAGGATCAGCGACATGGTACCGCTGGTGTAGCTCGTGCCAAGCGTGATCGACTGGATCGAGCGCACTCCTCGGTCGCCAGCAGCGAGCTGGAACGGCATCCAGGTACCGATGACAGGCGTCGCGGGCGCCTGCCATCCGGCGACAGCCTGAAACGTCCCCGTGTTCCCTGCGTTCCCGTCGCTGTCCGTGTAGCTGATCGTCGTGTTCGAGATTGCCGCGGTATTCCCGAGCGCCGTCAGCGCGTAGAGCGCCGCATATACGCCATCTCCGTTTGTCGCCCCATAGAGGTCGCGCGCCGGGATCGTCGGCATCGTGATCGTCTGCGCCGTCGTCGTCGTGACGGAGAGACCCGTGTTGTACCAGAGGATGTCCACGAGCAGGTAATGCTCGGTCACAGTCCCCGCGAGCGAGGCTGCGGTCAGATAGAGCGAGCCGCTCGCAGGATCCTGCATGTAGTGCGCGCCCATCTGCGAGGCGCCGGCCGGGCTAGTTTGCGACGCCACGGAGCAGTCCGTCGTCGCTCCATTCACGCCCGGTGTTCCGAGCGCCATCGCTCCAGGATGACCCGCGTCTTTCGCGTAGGCCATCCAGTACCCCGCTGCATCCTTTGCCGTGCCGGCCTTCGCGAGGATAAATGGCCGACCCGTGTAGCCAACGTCAGAGACGGACTGCCGCCGCTCCAGACCCGCGGAAGTGTAGACCACGAGATCGCCGTCCGCGTCCCATCGCGCCGACTCTCCCGGAGCGAGCGTCACCGTCGGAGCGAGATGGTACTCCGTGGCGGATACGTCGAGCTTTAGCGTCACGCCCTGAGCGGTCGTCGTCGAGCGGTTCTTCAGCGTGAGCCATTTCACTTGCCTCTGCGTCGAGGCCGCAGGCGCAGCGAGGATCGCCGTCGTGGTGGCCGAGGCGACGTTCCCCTGATTTAGCCCAGGGACGAACGTCGACGACGTGTTATCGACGTAGGCGACCGCGTAGTCCGTGCTCGCCGATGAGCTCGTCTCCAGCTCCAGACTCTTCGTCGTCGCGTCGAGGATCAGAGAATTCGCCGACGCGATGGACGCGCAGAGCAGAGTCAGTAGCGCGAGAGACCTAGAACCCAAGTGACACCCTCGCCATGATTTGATCGTGAGAAAGACCGCTGCCGCCGCCACCTGGACACGTACCCCAATCCGGGTCGCCTCCACCTCCTCCGGAGAGGAGGCACAGTCCCGACGTTCCGCTGTCCGCCTTCCTCACCCACGCGCTCGCGCCGCGGATCAGGAGATCCCCCTGCGCCTCGCCCGTGATCGTGAGATCCGTCACCTGATTCGCGTTCGCTGTCCCGCTCGCATCGCCGGCCAGGACCAGCTCGTCCGCCTCGCCGGCGCCCGAGACCTGCGCATCCGATGCCGTGCCGGAGAGATTCGAAAATGCCGGCTGCGTGCATGTCGGCGCAGCGTTGTCGTTCAGCGTCGATGCCCATGTGTTCGCAGCGCAAGCACCGACGCCGGAGTAGTTGTTCGCGAGCGCTGCGTCCGACACCTCTCCAGTGTCAGGCACGTCGTCGTCCGCAGCGCAGGTCGGCGCTGCCGCGTCGTTCAGCGTCCGCGCGAAGTTACCCGCGCCACAGTCACCCGTACCCGAGTAGTCAGATCCGAGGTCGCCGTCTGGTATCGATCCCGCCGTGATGTATGCGCCTGTGATCGAGACACAGGTCGGAGATCCGGAGGCGCTCAGATCTTCGACGACCTGATTCGTGCACGCCGCTCCGCCGTAGATCGTCGGAACTCCAGTGCCGGTCGTATTGAGGATCATCCCGCTCGCGAGCACGCTCATGTCTTGCTCATTAGTCAGCGTCGCATCCGCGGTCTTCGTCCAGTACCCGGCAGTCGTCGGCGCTCCGCCCCCTCCGCCATCGCCAGTCACGACCCATCCCGCACCAGAGCACGTCGTCGTCGAGCACCAGTAGATCGCATCCGGCGACGCGGTCGTGTCGACGCAGAGATCGTATTTCCTGGCGCCAGTCTCCGCAGCGCAATTCGCGGAGCTCCTCGGCACGCCAGCGTGCGAAGCCCCTGCGATCACGAGACACGCGAAGATCACCGCAGCGCGCCTCATACGACCGTCACCCATTGGAAATTCCCAGGCGCGACCTCCATGCACACGGCGAGTCGATCGACGCCAGCACCTCCGCCACCGATCACGAGAGACATGCGCCCGCGTAGCGACTCGCTCGCGGCCGGACGATCCGACGCCGTGTCGTAGACGAGCGCCGACGCCTCGTTCTCGTTCACGGCGTCCATCACCCTCCTGAGCGCGCGCTCGACCGCGAAGACGAGCATCATGATCGCCTGCCCAGACTGGCCGGTCTCGCGCAGGTCGATCCTCGGGAGCAGCACGTCCGTGCCTCCGATCCTCACGGCTGCTGCCCACGCGCGCGGATGCGGCCGACGGGCGAGAACCACGGTATGATGGCGTGGATCGCTCCGCGCGCGATGCCGTCGACGCCGGACCGAGGCTGCACCGTCAGGCGGAGCGAGTGGCGGCGCGCGACCTGGCGCACACGCTTGAACGTCAAGTAGAGCTTCTCGTCGGTCGCGCTCGCGGACTCGAGATTCGCCTTTGCCGTCAGGTAGGGGGCCGTCTCGTAGTCGCGGTATATTTGGAGCTGGAGCTCGGCGCCTTGGATCGAGTCGACGATCAAGTCGACGCGCACGAGCGCGCCGAGGCCGAGACCGAAGGGCGAGAGCGGCACCGTGCGCATCCGAGACGTGAACCCCGTCCGCTCACGTCGCGGATGCGTGACCGGCGGATCGGAGTCGAGATCTGCGTCGTCGGCAGCGCCACCCTCGAGCGCGTACCACGTCTGGCCGTGTCGCGAGCCTGCGAGTAGGCGCGGAGCTCCTGCCCGTGTGACTGACTCGTCGAACGAGTAGAGGACATCATCCCAATCGTCGGTGATGTCATCCCATAGCACGCTCACGCCGGCGTCCCACAGACCGAAGCAGTGGAACGGGAGCTCGTACCGCGCGAACGCCCCATCCTCGAGGTCGTAGGACAGCACGCTCATCGGTACGGAGTCCGGCGCGTCCGTGTAGGCCATCAGGAGCTCGCGCGTCGCCTCGCTCGCGATCGCGTAGGTATACTCGGCTTTGTCGGGATTCCACGAGAGCGCGTAGTCGGGAATCCGTCCGTCGAAGGGTCGTACCTCGACGCCGTCAGACTCGACGAGTGACGTGGCCGAGCGCGCGCATACTCTCCCACGCACGCGCGTCACGCCCATCCTCGCAACGGCGCCGTGATCGCCGATCGCCTCGCGCGGCTGGTAGAGCTGCCGCGGATCGCCCGTGTAGTGGAGGATCATCGGGCGATGCTTGAAGAGCGCGAGGATGTCATCAGAGAACGCGGCGGCTCCGAGCACCTCGCCCTGCACGTCGAAATCGACGTAGTCGTCTGCCGATCGCCAGCCGTCGTACTGATTCACGTCCCCCCAGCGCCAGCGACCGCGGAACCAGTCGCCGTCCTCTTTTGTCACGCCGTAGAGGATGCGACCACGGTGCCAGAAGACGAACTTTGCTGCCTCGATCTCCTTTGGAGTCACGGAGTCGAACTCCGTGTCGACATTCGAGACGCGCGGGATTGCCGCTGCCGGATCATACACTTTCGGGTGATCGACGCCATTCGTGATGACAACGACGTCGGAGACGGGGATCGCAGCGAACCACGGGTGGTCGGAGTCGCCGCCAGAGAAGACGTCCACTCCGCACGCATCGACCCAGCGCGACTGCGCCGAGACCCACTCCCAAAGCCTCCGCGTGTCGCATGCGACGAGGCGCTCGTTCTGATCGGCATCGATGAACGAGAAAATTCCCATCACGGGCCGATTCGGCGCGTACTCGTACACGACCTGAATGTCCGCCACGGCCGCCGTCACGAGGTTCAGGATGTAGTCGCCCGAGTGGTACGCAATCGAGCCACGGAGCGCGGCTCCGCTGTCTCGTAGCGCCCAGTAGTCATCTGCGATCAGCGTCGTCGGATCGTCCGTCCACTCGCGGAGCGGCGGGCCCGGGTCTCGGAACGTGACCTTGTAGGTGCCCTTCGCAGGCAGGATCGGGAGATTCGTGAGCATCCCATCGACCGCTCCCGAGATGCTCGTCTTCCCCGCCGTCCCCGCGAGCGTCTGCGTGATCGAGATCCCGAGCGTGCCGTGGATCTGGGTACCCGGTCGGAGCTCGATCCGCCCTCTCCGCACGCGCGCATTCGTGCACTCCGTGAGCGCATCCTGCGGACTCAGCATCGGGTCGACGTCGAGCTTCAGGCCCGATCGCAGGTCGTAGATCGGATAGGGCACCATCGCGCCAGGCCGGATCTGCGCCGCCGCCGTAGCCGTCATCGCGACTATGCCCTCACCACGAGCTCGGCCTCGAGGACGGAGAAATTCTCTGCCTCGATCCTCGAGCTGTCCGTCTCGGACGGCGAGAGAGTGAAGTTTCGCGCGCTCCCGCCCTCGTCCCGCACCGTCAGTCGGTACTCGTAGGTGTGTGACGATCCATCGCCCGTGATGTCGCGTGAGTAATCGAAGACGTAGTGCGAGACGTAGGGATTGTCGTCACTCACCTGGCGCGTCTGCGCCTGTCGAGGGTTGTCGGTCGAGTCGATCTTCTCGATCAACGCGAGCGTGATCTGTCTCGTGTTGCCGTCGGCAGCGAATAGAGAGACGGCCCCTCGCACTCGCACCGACCACGAGACGCCCGTCGAGATCGGAATCGTGATCGACGGCTTTAGCGATGCCGTGAGCTCGTCCCACCCTGCGGCATTCGCGAGCCCCGTGCTGCCCGTGTCTCCGATCCCAGTGAGCGACGCCCGCCCCGCCTCCTTCCGGTCTCGAGCGACGACGGCATTGGGGGTCGCCATCACGAAGGCGGATCCCGTCCACCGACGGAGTAGGACGAGCGAGCCGTAGGTGCGGAGGGCGAGCGTGCCGACGTCTCCGGACGCGAGCGCCGCCGCGAGCGTCGACTCCGCGGTCGCATCGGCGAGCGAGGCGACGCGACCATTTCCGAGCGCCTCCCAGCCGGATCCGTTGTAGACCGAGAGCGCAGCGAGCGATAGATCCGAGCGACGGATCACCTGCCCCGTCGTCGGTGACGCGATCAGCCCCTGCGACGCGAGGTCGTGCACCTCCGGCCGGAGACGCCCGCGCGTCGTACTCGTCCCGGAGAAGACGAGCGAGACGGAGAGCGACTGCTCTAACCAGTCGAAGTTTTCGCGGATCGCATTGTCCCCGACGTTGACAGGCTGCCCACCGTCGGGCCGGTTCGCATCCCAGCTCATAGCGACACGCCCCAATGTCGCGCAGCACGGCCGATCGCATGACCGTCCGCGGCCAACCACCGCGTCCGCACGGCCGCCAGATACCGCTCGGCCTCCGCGTCGGCGAGCGCGACGATCGCATCGTACCCCTGCGCGACAGCAATCTCGCGCGCGGCGAGGTAGCACGCGGCGAACGCGCGCGGGTGATACGAGATCCCATCGTCCCCGAGCGCCGACGGGTAGGCGTAGACGGGGACGATCAGCGTCCCAGCCCCGTCTGGCGCGGGGCGGAGCGTGAGCCGGAGACCCTCGACGAGCACGCCAGTCGGCGTCGCGTCCGTCATGTCCCGCGCGTAGTCCGACCAGAAGCTCGACCAGTCCGTGTAGACGGCGACGGAGGAATCGTCACCGAGCAGGAAGTAATCCTTCTGCCGGACGGCGCGGTAGAGCGACTCGTCGAGCGTGTAGACGTCGACAGAAGCAGTGAGCGTGATGGAGGTCTCGGTCGCGAGCGTCGGCTCACCGGTCGCGTCGGGGATCGTCCACCGATGGGCCGTGTTCAACGCGTCGAGGATCTCGCTCTCGGTGAATTCCTCGGCAGCGTCTCCGATCACGGCCCGCACGCGCGAGATGAGCGCGCTCTTGTTCACGCCTCCCTCCAGTCCGCTCGCGCGGCGCTCACCCGATTGGTCACATGAGCGCCGCGCCGCGCGTTGCGAGATGCGACGCGCGGCGCGGCGCTCGCGTCCGCGCGACTACTGGTAGTCCTCGCGGACGAGCTCGACGGAGATGTTCACGACTCCCACGGCCCCAGTCGTCGCGTTCGTCCCGTCGCGGTCGACGAAGAACTCGAGGTCCATGTTGTGCCTCGGCGTCTTCGCCGCCTCCATCTGATCGGTGAGCATCCTCGTGATCGCCCCCGTCTCGAGGTCGATCGCTGCACTGATGGCGACCGTGCCCGACGAGTCGTAGAAGCGCAGCGTCCCCGTCACCGAGCCAGCCGTCGTCGTCACCGTCGAGTTGTCGACGATGTAGTCGGCTACCCGCGTCCCCTTCGGCAGCTTCTGCGCGAGCTTCACCTGCTCGTCGACCGTCCCCGCAGCGTTCGCGATCGTGACGCGCTTCGTGAGACGCGTCGGCTTCACGGCATCTACCGTCGGCGAGTACGGATACGTCGGTGTCGCAGCACTCATGCTCGTCTACCCCCTCTCGCGTCACGCGCTAGGCGTGCGCGATGTCCTTCGTCTTCACGCGGATCGTCGCGTAGTCGGTCGAGTTGAATCGCGCCTTCTTCATTCCGAAGATCGCGCCGCCGCCGACGATCTTCCGATTGCCGGCGTCGAGCCGATCCTCGACCCACGAGAAGAGGTTATCCTTCCCGTAGGTCTCCTGATCGAGCTCGTCGTAGGCGTTCCCGAAGGCGACGCACATCGCCTGCTGACCCGCGAGCACGTTGTAACAGACGCTGTTCGTCGTGTCATACGGCAGGTACTTCATCACCCGGACGATGATGTTGTTGTGGACGAGCTCGGCGCCCGAGAGGATCGGGTTCTCCGATCCCCTCACCTCGGCGTTCTTCAGCACGTCGAGGTATCCGCCAGACGCAGACTCGCGTCGGAGACTCGTCCAGGCGTAGGGGTGCATGAAGTAGATGTAGTACGGTCGACCGTCGACCATCACCGGATTGATGACCGGCGACGACATCTGCGCCTTCTCGATCAGGTAGTCGAAGTCCGCGAGCTCGCTCGTCTTCGTCCCGAGCCCGGTCTTGTCGTACTCGTGCGCAGAGTCCGGCGCAGTGTAGCTGTTTCCACCGAACCCATCCTTCGCCGACGCCCTCGTCGCGTTCGTGTTACCGAGCCCCGCCGTCCCGGCGAGGTGAGCACCGAACATGATCTCCATGATCTCCGAGAACCAGAGCGCGATCATGTTCCGACCGACGGCGCGCAGGTCGTGGACGGTGCGCTGCTGCGACATCGTCCGCGCCTCGACGGCGTGACGGAGCTGCTCGATGCCGACGGAATCCTGATTGAAAGACAGCCCCTCGGTATTGTCGACCAGGATCGCGTCGCCCACGGTGCCGTCGCCGCCGAGCTTGCTCACGAGGTCGTACTTGATCTGGTCCCCGCGCCCCTTTCGGAGATCCTGCGCGACGTAGACGTAGGACTCCGGGTCTGTGGACATGAGGTCGCCAAAGCTGACGCGACTGATCGTCTCCAGCAGCGCATCCGAAGCCCACTGCTTCACGGTCTGCGCATCGTTCGTGCCGAATTCCGTCCATGCCATGATGGACTCCTCCCGTGCGTATGGTGTGTCTACGCGCCGGTCGGAGCGCCGGTATGGACGACCTGCCGTCGGCTCCGCGAGGATGCGGAGCGGGCGGCACCACGGTACGCCGTGGTGCTGGCGGGCGCGGGCGGGAGCGCCGGAGGATCACCGCCGATGCGGCACGCCTATGTGTCGCGCGCCGCCGGGTATCCCGTGGCGCGCCGCGTCTCGCCGACGCGCGCCACGGGTAGAGGACCCGACTCTCATAATCGAGCCTACCACGTCTCGCGAGCCCGTGTCTAGCCCTGGCGAGCCGAGCCGAAGAGGCGACCGTAGAGATCGCGGTACTCCGTGCGCTGCGCATCCGTGACCGCAAATGGATTCGCGCGGATCGCACGGCCGAGCTCCTCGTACCGCCGCCGATCGTCCGACTCCCCAGCAGGCGCTGCCGTCCCCCGCGCCGCCAGGGGGCGGGTCGCCGGGAGCGTCGCCGGATCGATCGCACCCGCTCGCGGACTCGCCGTAGCCGGCCGCACGGTCGGCGCTCGTGTCGGAGTACCGTCATCCTGCGCGCTCCGCCTCGCTGCCTCGACTCCGTCGAGTACCGTGCGGACGAGATCCGTGTCGCGGGTCGCCGTGAATACCCAGCTCGCGCCCGCGAGCCGCTCGAAGTCGAAGCCGGGGTGCTCGGCAGCAAGACGGGTACCGATCCCCGACTCGCGCACGATCCGCCGCGCCTCGGCTGCAGACGACGGATACTGCCCCCCGGTCTCGACGAGCACCGCAGCCCATAGCTTCTGGTCCGCCACCGACGCCTCGCGCGCGATCTCCCGTCGCGCGTCCTGGCCGCTCGACCACTGCTCGACGAACTCTCCGTAGGACCGCGCGAGATCGGCTGCGAGCTGCTGCTGCGCGCGCTCAGCGTCGTACTGCTCTGCCGGCTTACCGGTCAGGGCGCGCGTCACGGCATCGCGGAACTTCTCCGGCTTCACGCGGGCCTTGCCCGTCTCCTCGTCGATCTCGTATTCAAGATCGATCTCCGCCGGCGGCCGAGGCGCTGGCGCTGTCGACGCGGGCGGCGGCACGGCCGGCGCCGTCCGACGCTCGATCTCGTGTCGCCTCTCGCGCTCGCGACGCAGATCGGCGAGGAGCCCCGTCGCCTTCGCCTCCAGCTCCGCGCTCCGCGCCTCGGCCGCCGCGAGGCGCTCCTCCAGCGACGGTGCGGGCGCGGCGGGCGCGGGCTGAGGCGGGGGTGTCTCCGCGGGCGCGGACGCCTCCGCGGGCGCGGACGCCTCCGCGGGCGCGGACGCCTCCGCGGGCGCGGACGCCTCTGCGGGCGCGGACGCCTCCGCGGGCTGGCGCGCCTCCGCCTTCTTCTGCTCGCTCTCCGCCTTCTGCTTTAGGTCCGCCATGAATGACATAGACACTCCCTAGTGTGCGCCGCGACCGAGCTGCGAAGTCAGGAGCGTCGTGAGCCGCTCCTTCTCGGCAGCGTCCGCTCGCTCCCAGATCTCGAGCAAGCGCAAGAGCGACTCGTCACTCGCTTTCATGTAGTCGAGCCTCTCCCGGGCTTGCGCCGAGCGTCTCCGCTCCTCGAGCTCGCCCGCCTCGATCGTCCGCTTCATCCCCGCGAGCTGCGCCTCCGCCGCGAGGAGCTTCTGCTGGAGCTCCATCGTCTGCGCCTGCGTCGCTGCTGCGCCCGCCATCGTCTGCTGCGCGTACTCCTTTATCCTCGCCGCCTCCGTCTCAGATCCCGCGATCTTCTCAGCAATGAGGTCGGGGGGGATCGGGAATCCAGACTGCGCGAGCGTATAGTACATCTGCGCGTCGAGCATCCGGATCGTCTTGTTCCGCGAGCTCGCCGAGAATGCGATCTGGAATCGCATCTCCCGGAGCGAGCCGAGCGGGACGGTCGCGACCGGCTCCGGCTCGCCCGTCTCCGGCGACGGCGCGAGCCGGATCGCGACACCTCCGCGCACCTGCCACTCCCGCGGATTCGATAGCCACTGCTCGATCTGATGGTCGGGGAGCCGGAGCGCGATCGAGAGGAGCGCGAGCGCGCGCTGCCGCTGGAAGGCGCGCCAGCCGAGCATCCGCACTGAGGCTGCGACCGTGCTCTTCTGGTGCCGCATCGCGACCGTGAACGGCTGCTCGGCACCCGTCGATGCGCGGTCCTCGATCGCGCCACCCTCGCCGATCCGACCCATCATCATCAGCGACTGCTCCATCAGTCGCGGGTGAGCCTCGCTGATGGGCGGTACCGCACGGTCCTGGATCCGACCCGCTGCGAGCGCGCCGTCCGAGACGACGCTCACTCCTCCCGGCCGGCGCTCCTGGTCGCGGAACTCGCTCACGTTCGGCACCGCCGTCGCCTCGATCCGCACGCCAGGCTCCGTCTGCCGGAGCGCCTGGTCGAGCTCGACCGAGTACCGGCGATTGAGCTCTCCCTGCGGATCGCGGAGATTCCGCCAGAGACCATACGGCTCACCCGTCTCGGGGTCGATGTAGCAGGTCACAGGGATGATCGAGAATCCGAGGTACGCCGCCGGCGCAGGCTCGTCGAGGATGACCTCCGTGCCGATGTACTCGAGCCAGCGGTACCTACGCGACCATGTGTGGACGATCCGGTGCGCGGCGAATGGATTCGGGCCCGCGACGACCCCCGACTCCCGCGCCTCCTCGAGCGACCGCTCGAGCGCTCGGATCTCGGCCTCCTGCTCCGCACTGATCTCCTCGACGACCGTCCGTCCCTCGGCATCGAGGCCGATGAGCCAGCGCCGGACGTATGCCTCCTCGTACTCCATGCGCACGAGCCGGATCTTCTCGTGCTCTACATCGACCCAGAAGCCGGGGCCCGAGCTCGTCGAGTCGATCGACCTCCCGCGCCGCCGGCGATCTAGGCCGTGGACCCAGGCGCGGTCCGAGGGCACACCGCGCGAGTCGCCGGCCTCGCGGAAGAGCTCGTCGACGCGAGAGCGGAGCTCGGGATACTCGATCAGGAACTCCGTCCGCGAGATCCAGCGCGAGCGCGAGACGCGGCGCGCATCGCTCCGATCGGGACGTCTCGAGGCACCGTCCCAGACGACCTCGCGCGACCCGCAGAGCGTATGGTGGATGCGTAGCTGCGTCGGGTCGTCCGAGTCCGGCAGGACCTCGATCGCGACGCATGCTTCCCCCTCGACGCAGCGCTTGAGATCGATCTCGGCATCGACCGCCTCGAGGTCGAGCTGGTCCTCGCATACGGAGAGGAGTCGCTCGCAGAGCTCGCGCGCCGACTCGTCGTCGGTCCCGACCGGGATCGGCACGGCGCGTAGCGACGCTTCGAGGTCCATCCCGACGGCAGAGAGCACCTCGCGCGAGCCGAGATTGAACGTGAGTGCGGGCCGCCCCTCCTCCGCGAGCACCTCGAGCTCGCGCGCGGAGTACTGACCCGTCCCGCGCGTGTTGTGGTGGTACCGGCTCGCCTCCTCGCGCTCGCGGTACGACCACTCCCAGTGCGCGTAGTCCGCCTCGAAGTCGGCCGTCGCGCGGCGGAGGAGCTCGCGACGACGGTCCTCGCCTGTCGCAGTGATGTCCTCGTACATCGCTCGCCCGCTCGGACGGCGCTCTCGGCAGCACGCATCCACTGCGGCGGCCGAGAGCGTAGTCCTACTTCTTCCCCCGCGTGCGCTTCTTTCCTTCTGTCTTGATCACGTCGCCCGCGGGCTTCTTCATCGACATTCCTCTCTCCTCCCTCCTAGCGACGCAGCCTAGCGTCGCGTGTACCCGACACGGTATCCCGATGCCGTCGCCGGCGCACGTCGCGCAGCAGCGTGCGTCGTCGACCGCTCGATGATCGGCACGCGACCGAGCGCGATCTCGTAGTACGTCAGCGCGTGACGGTAGTGGTCGTTCTTCACTGCCCCCCGCACGACCCAGCGCGTCTTGATCCTCCCGGTCTTCACCCCCGACCGCTCCTCCTCCTCTCGGATCCGCGCGAGATTCTTGAGCTGCGGGACGAGCTGCTCGCGGAGACGCTCGGAGACCGCCGGGAGTCTCGTCATCCTGAGCGATAGCCTGTGGTGCGCCGCGTCGAGCGCCTCGGTCCGGCCCACCGTCACGCGCCGACCGATCTCGTCCCAATCGTAGTCGCCGCGTCGCTCGTCCGAGTACCAGCAGCCCCACGCACCAGGATTCGAGCGCACGAAATCACGGACCGCCCGCGTCTCGGCCATGGAGTCGATCACCATGCACGCGACGTTGTACCGCGCGCGGACCTGCGCGAGCTCGTCGAAGCTACGGAGCCGGTCGTAGTAGATCACCTGCGAGAGATCCTGCGCGCGACGCTCTCCGACGATCACGTGGAGATCGTCCGCGCCGACGTCGACGCCGGCTGCGCACGGGCCTTGACTGCTCGATAGGATCGGCTGCGACGGGGTACACGCCGAGAGGATCATCTCGTCGGTGAGTGCATCGTCCCACTCGGCGTAGGACGCGCCGAGGCGATGATTGTAGAAGTCGCGGATACGTCCCGCGGCGCACTTCGCGCGATAATCATCGAGGATCACCTGGAGCGGGAGCCTGGGCGCGTGGAGCTGACTGATCCACCGCCCTCGTCGCGCCGTCACCTCGGGACGGAGCGCGCGCCAGAACGCCGTGACGCCGTCCGGATCCTCGTGCTTCCGCACGAGCGGCTCGCGACAATGACGGCACCAGACGCGTGCGACGCCATGCGCATCCTCGCGTAGCGTCGCCTCGGGATCCGCGAGGAACTGATCCTCCAGGATGTTCTCGGATCGGCACCCACGACAGACGAGCACCCATCGCATCTGGTCCGAAGCTAGGTAGTGCGCGTCGACGCCGTATTCCGGCAGCGTAGGCGTACTGAGCTCGGTCTTTCGTCTCGCGTGCTCCGGGTCGGCAGCATCGAGACGATGCTCGATCTGCTCGACCTGATCGGGCGACATCTCGTCGAGCTCGTCGAGCACGAGCTCGTCGCACGGGATCGACTTCGCTCCCGAGGGCGAATTCGCGCCGCGGAAGTAGACGTAGCAGTCTCCGATCCGACGGAGTCCGACGCTATCGGCGTCGTCGCGTCGGACGGCGTGCGCTAGGCAGTCATTCTCTTCCACCAGCCGCCGGAAGCGCGCGCGAGAGAATGCCGAGACATCGGCCTCGGTCGGGAAGTAGTACGCGAGGCCGCGCGTATACTCGTGGATGCAGCGGTCGATCCCGCGGAGCACAATCGTCGTCGTGAGACCTAGCTGGCTCCCCTTCCGGATGACCTGGTCGGGATGATCATCGTCGTATATCTCGGTGAGATAGGGATATGCGCGCAGATCGAATCGCTCGCCGTCGACGAGGATGCCAGCGCGCTGGTAGTAAAGTGAGCGAGAGATGCCGATGAGGGCGCGATCGAGATCGAGGGCAGCGCTCACTGTACGAACTCGGCGCGATCGGATACTCCGATCCCGACTCCACAGAGCACGTCAGTGAGTGCCTTGTCGTCTCCGCGCCCGTCGTACTCGTCGGAAATGATCCGACCCGCGACGAAGACGGGGAGGCGCGTCGCGAGCAGATGTTCGACGACATCAGCAGCTGCATCGACATCGCATTGCGCGGCGACGCGCACGACCTGCCATGCTGGCCGATCCACGTCGATCCGCACAAGGTCGACCATCACGCCGACGCGATCCGGGCGCCAGGAATCCGGAATGAGCACGCCAGAGCGCCATGCGCAGGACCATGCAACGCACTCTGCCGGCCGGCGCGAGTCGCCCGCGAGTGAGCAGCCGACGCGGACTCCGCGCTCGAGGTGCGGGCACGGCTCGCCGGCCGGCTTAAAGATCGAGAATATTCCCATTGCGGTACAACACGCCGTACACGCTCCGCACTCGCGCTCGATCTCGCGAGCGCGGATCGGCGCGGAGACGGACTCGGGGAGCGGGGACCTCACGGGACCGGCCTCGCGACGACGAGCTGCGGGCGCGCCGTCCTCCCCGTCCGCGCCTCCCACTCGCGGACGTGTCGTGCCGCGAGC